AAGCAGATGCAAACCAGAGCCAGTTCTCAGAACATGCTCGAGTTTGCCGCACAGGTACTCCAAGCCAACAATGCCGACTCAACAGAGGCCGTCTTGCGCGTCCTCTCCCACTTCGCTGAGTTGTGGGGGGCCGACTGGGGGCAAATTGGTGCTTCTGAGACTGAGAAAGTGGTCGGAAACCAAGGCAACAGGTTGGGAAGCAGAATGTGGGTCAACAATTTATGGGGGATTGGCAGCTCAGTCAGCGCTATCAACTCCCAGCTCGGCTTGAACCCAACCGGTCTGCGTGCCAGCGTCAAAGCGGTTTCCATCGTGATGTCTGCTGCTGATTACTGGGGCATCCGGTCAGGCCAAGATCCATTGAACCAACTGATAGCGCAGAACATGCGCAGTTTTGTCATCGTCCCAGTGGTCAGCACATGGGATAATTACGAGGTTTGGCTCGCCATGGTAGCGGCAACCAGAGGCTCACCCGGCTTCTGGCGGTCTAAAAACATGGTCACTACTCTCAAGGGCTCCACTGTCGGAGCAGCAGCCTCACCAGATGGTAGCACTTCTTATGGCGGCGCCACCACTGCACAAGGCACTTTCGTCACATCAGGACGCGTTGCGAACACCACGCCAGACGGATCGTGGGGTGTCAACGGCAACATACATGTGTCTATGGATCCATGGGGAATCACTGATCAGATGGTTCTCGTCCCTGATAACACTGTCAACAATCTAAACGTATTCGGTCAGAATACACTGGTCGTGCCCTACATCTTCGTGTTGTGCGATGATCTCAACGTATCCATCGCGGAGCCAAACCCGTTCTCCAATTTCACGCTTTTCGGAGCAGCCATTCCTCGAGCCAACATGGCTCGAGCAGGCGGCATTTTCGACCTGGCAGTGCAGCTCGGCAACTTCTACGATATCACCACTCAGCTCCTGGCTTTCGGCGCAGCCTTGCCGGAGAACGCTACGATGCTCGCCACACGTATGCTGCCTTTCCTCGAGAAGCACGGAGTCGCCAAAGCCACCGTTAGCAAGTGTCTTGGCCTCGTTGCTCTGACCCGCACTGCAGACATTGCAAGACCTGAAGCTATGATCCAGACCTCCACCACGGACGGTGTACCCGATTGTTCCGTTCAGACATACTCGGCGTTCATCAACCTAGACGCAGCAGCAAGCGCCAACTACCAGAATTCGCCGTTTCCGTTGCAAGTTTCAGCTGACGGGTATACTTCGGTAAACAATGCCTTCCCAAATCCACCTATACCAGCACAGAACTGGCAAGTCGTCAACAAGTGGAATTCGATTCATTGTTTGGGTATTCCAACTCAGCTGGTTCCTGATTACTACTGTCCTCAGGGTGGCTGGTGGCGCAACTTGGGAGCGGGATTCGTTCCGGACATCACACCTGGGAACATGACTCTGGGAATCATCATCAACTTGGTGGGCGTTACGGTGCCGGCCGTTGCCACCTCCTTCCAGAACTGGGCGGGTCAGCGTCCCTACACTGGGACGAGTGGGTTGATCATTCCAGCTCTCCGCCATTCACCCGACCGGTTCATTGCCGTATTGACAGGAGCCTGCGTGCAGACCTGTGAGGTGATCTCTGCGCTGGATGCCAACTTTCCCCAAACCCTCATCGAGATCGGACCAGTCTTGGCGTGCACTGTGTCACAGATGCTCAAAGTCTTCAACATGCCGCAGGGTGCTCTAGTGGCAAACGGGCCATACACGGTCAACGCTTACAACCAGATCTACCAGTGTGAGATCGGTCCT